TTTGTGCGTTCTGGTAGCCTGTTTGACGCAATCCTGATGCTGTTCGTGCCGCTTGATCTGCAAAGGCCCGATTAGTCTCTGCTTCTGCAATCCCCTGTCGTGAACCACCATAAGCGTTAGCGGCACTTGCTTGTGCGCCACCCACATTCTGAGCCATAAGACGGCTGCGCTCTAAATCAGCAAGAGATTGGTTAACCACTTGTGTCTCATAAGGGTTTGTATATTGCTGCAAGTTATCTTGGCTGGGTGCGCCAATAGCCATAGGCCGATAACCAAGCTCACCGCCTGTCGTGTTCATCGAATCCTGAAAGCCTTGAGAAGCTGCTGTATTAATATTAAAGCCGCCCTGCTGCATAGGTTGTTGCATTATTTGTTGAGGCATAGGTGGATAAACTTTTTCACCGATAGCTCTATTCATTACTTGGTTAGTGCCGCCTGCTGATGGTGCTGCCATGATGTTATTCCTTATAGCCCAAAGTTGTAGCCATTGTGGCCTGTGTTGCTGTAACTGGCTTGTGGTGCTCCTTTGTCACTATTATTAACACTGGGCGACCACTGAGGCCCATCATTAACACTAGATCGTAAGGCTGCTACATTAGGTGATAGTGCAGCCATTTTTTGGTCATGTGCTAGTTGATTAGCCTGATCGTTCGCCATTCTTTGTGCTGCTGCTGCTTGCTGATTTGCATAATTTTGTGCTCCTGCTTGCTGTGCATTAAAAGCATCTTCTTGATCTAATAATTTCTGTATATCAGCTTCTTGCCTAGCTTGAGCAAGTTGCTGCCGTTGGGCTTCTTGAACTGCTATTCTTGATTGGGCATATTGGTCATAACTACTGCCAGTAATATTAGCCGAGGCCAATGGGGTGGTTGTTACACTACCAAGCAAACCGCCATTTGGGTTTAATCCACCATCAATTGCTCTAGCTTGAGTGCCTATATCGCTAACAATCGCATTAGGTGAGCCGCCTGATAATGGGTCGCCAGTAAACCTTTCATAGACACTACCGAACAGGCTTGAGTCTAAAAGATTGCCAGCAATACCGCGCACTGCGTCCCCATCTGTGTAGGTATCAGAGGGTAAACCATGAGCAAGAACATAAGCCTCAAACTCAGGGTCAGACAAGTTTTGTGTCTGCATACCGCTTAATTTTCCACCACTCCAATACCCTGTTCCACCATCTGACGCTGGGGTATAGTTTGGAGATGAGCTAGGCGCAACATACCCACCATCACCCCCACCATCTGATCTAGCCATGCCGTTAACGGGGCTGGCATAGCCATAGCCACCATTTCTAGCTCTTGCGCCAGTAAACGGGTCAATAAACATATTATTTATGGCGTTATATTGCGCTGGTGCGTTAGCAAATAAGTTATCTAATGATTGCTCATAAAGTGGTGCGCTTGAATATCCCTGCACACCGCCTGCAAATGTTTGAGCCTGTGGAATCCCAGCCGTAGCGTCAAAGCCTTGTGGGGCCAATCCAAACGCGCTGGCAGCGTTTCCAGTAGAACGCATACTTTGCTGTTGCATAGGCGAGAACGCAGCTACATCGGCCCCGTAGTAAGGCGTATATCCAATCTGCGAAACGTCACGCGCTCGGTTGATGTTTTCTCTTACCGCATCTTCTAAATATGCTGGTATCTGGGTGTTGCTTGTTGAAGTGCCACCTTTAGACATATTCTAAAACCTCTTTTCTAATAGCACTAACTGGGATTTCCAGCCAATGTCTGCCAATGCTTTTGACCAGCCTTTACGACCACTCATTGTTAAACTTTCACACTCTTGCGCTTTTGCCCAGGCAATCACATCAGCCTGCATACCTTTAATTTCATCTAAATTTCCACCGCCTAAAAACACATGCAAAACCTTCTTTCTAGGGTACTTAGTAATTTCAGTAACCAGGCATGAATTTTCAGCAGGCCATAGTTGCATCTTGCCCTCAACGATAGCAGTCACAATGTCATCGTATATGTGCGTACCACCACCATATTCTAAGGCCGATTCAATCCAGCCTTTGCAGCGTTGTAGCTCAGTCACCCAACAATCCAAGCACTAGCGTTTTTAAATACGGGTATAACCACCGCACCGCCACCTGACACCGCAGCACCAAAACTAGGTGAAGCTGCATCAGTCACATAAGCACGTTGCCCTAATACGCCTGTGGGCAATGCCGACACTGTATAACCTCTAGCAATCTGAACAGGCACATAAACACCATCAACCGATACAACAGGGTATTCGCCTGTCTGGTTCCAAAGAAGCACACCATCTTCTGCGGCTGATTCGCTTGCGCCTCTATGACGTAAAGCACTTCGCGTTGTGGCTAACCAAATTGATGTGCGTTGCGCCCACTGCAACCAATTAAGGTTAATTAACCTTGGAGGGCTGTCTAGTATGCTCAACGTCTGCCACCCTGTATGACTTCCAATCTGTTAATACCAACGCGCCAATCATCAGCATTAACACCCTCAATGCGTATTCTGACTTGTCGCCCAGTAAAACGTAGGCTAGTGGGGTTAGCCATATTGAAAGGGCCAAATGATCTTTCCACATCGTTGGGATAGAATCGAGTTTTGAACGTAGCGTCAACATCACCTTGGGTTTTCTCGTCTGGTATCATTTGAGTAACAGACATTACGTTATCGCCATTGCCCATAATTATTGGGCCTGATTCTGCAAATGGTTCGCCACCATCGTAGTTAAAGCCAATTTCATGTTCGTATAATTTCTTGTCAGTAGCAGATGCAATAATGGGTTGGCGATATACGCCTGCGTCTACACCAGAAGTTCTCGCTAAAACGCCTATAGCCCATGTGTTATCGTTATAGTTAAACACGACATAGCGGTTATTCTCGTTAGAGTTTGCAGATGGATAGAACCACCATATTTCACCAAAGTTGGCGTTGGATACGGCTGCTACTTTACTGATCTGACTGTGGTTAATATCAGAAAATACATAATCTGCAACTTCACAATTAACTTCGCTAACCGCACCACCACTGTAGGTGTAGAATGAGCGACTACCCATCCATATTGCACCCTTGTCTACAACAGCCACAGCTTGTGTCGATACAATTCCACATGACGTACCGATACGCTCAATGCCAAAGACATAAGGTGGGCCAGAGTAAGTAGCCACATGAGCATCAATGTCAGTCAATATTAAGGCTTGGTTTTGTACCCTCACACCACATTGAATGCGGCCTGTCGTTTGTAACTCTAAACTACCAGCCTCATTAGTCGCTGCGGGTGTCCATACTGTGTTGTTTTCCCTATCAGACCACTTTACCAGGCGAGGGTTGCCGCCTGCACCAAGGCACATTAAGAACCTTTCTTCTGTCACTAGAATAGCCCGATTACTGACGGGTGCATTAGCTACCACTGCTGCTTTTGTTGAGGTGTTTAACTGCCATTGATAAACCTTTCCATCTTTGCTTGAACAGGCTACAAGATACTGCCCGAAAGAATCCATTGACCAAGTGGTGGCTGGCGTAATAGTCACCGATTCCTGTCGTGATGTGCCGTAATATTCACGCCCGTAAAATGCTGTACCAAATCCTATGGGATTAAGCGCGTTTTCATTACCAGCCGTTAGGCCCACTGGTGTAATATCAGATTGAATTCCAGCAGCACTATAAACATATAATTTGTTGTAACTGCCAGCAGCAATCCAACGATCAGCATTATTAGCAATCCACGATTTCATGCCACGAACTTGACCAGCACTTGGGGTATTACTGCGTGTACGCCAGCCGCCAATGGGACGTAAAGTGTTATCAAACCAGCGCACCAGGTTAGAATCACGCCACCGACCCTGCGATTGCAAATCAGTGCCGTTGCGATATACGCCTGCTGGTAAATCTAGTGGAATTAGAGCCATTACTATTTAGCCTTTCTATTAACTAGCTTTAGACTTGTTATAGCCTGCAAACTTCTCACCGCGATAGGTTATAGCCATGTTTGTTCCTTTAAGCAGCAGCAGCCGTCATAGCAGTCATGCTCTCAGTAGTCCAATAATCCTTAGCTAACATAAGAACTAAATGCTCTTTGTTACGAGCTAGGGTATCTGCCCAATCTTCATCAGACATATCGGCTG